ATAGAGAGTATATCCCCGATGAAGTCGGAGCCAATGCTGGACAGTCCCTTTACAGCCCGACCAGTCACATATGATTCATGATGGCAACCAATAAGAAAAAAGTGCTACGAGGGGCAATCAAAGCAAGGCTTCACAGCCCACTCCTAAAGGGCAAAACTCGATCAGATGAGATCGCCAAGCTTGCAGAAGATCTAGGCACGCCCTTAATGCCATGGCAGAAGTGGGTTCTCGATGACATGATGCGAGTGGATGCCAAGGGGAATTACATTCGCAAGACATCGCTGCTATTGGTAGCTCGGCAGAATGGTAAGTCTCATCTGGGCCGCATGCGGATCATATGGGGCCTGTTCTATGGCGGCGAAATGAAACACCTAATCATGAGCTCCAACCGAGCGACTGCCCTTATGACCTTTCGAGAGATTGCATGGATCATCGATGGAGCGCCTCATCTTAAAGCTGCCACAAAGGCGATCAGATATGCCAACGGCGGAGAGCGCATCGAGCTGCTTAATGGGGCAACGCTAGATCTGGTATCCGATAATAGAAGTTCAAGTCGAGGCTTTACGGCTGACTTTCTCTGGATCGATGAAGTCCGAGAGATTAGTAAAGATGGATACACGGCAGCGATTCCTACTACTCGCGCTAGACCTAACTCGCAGACCTTGCTTAGCAGCAATGCTGGAGATGCCTTTTCAGAAACTCTAAATAACCTACGCGAGCGAGCCCTTTCTAATCCGCCTAAGTCTTACGGGTTCTATGAATACTCAGCTCCGCAATACTGCAAGATCACAGACCGCAATGCATGGGCGATGGCTAATCCAGCGCTCGGCTATACCATTACCGAGGAGACACTTGAAGAAGCTGTCGCAACAAATAAAATTGAGGACATTCGGACTGAGCTTCTATGTCAATGGATTGATTCTCTACAGAGTCCATGGCCTCACGGCGTACTTGAGGCAACCTCCGATGCCACGCTCCAGATTCCGGTCGGTGGCTATACAGTCTTTGGCTTCGATGTATCTCCATCTCGCCGCAATGCGAGCCTCGTTGCTGGTCAGATTATGGGTGACGGAAGAATCGGTGTCGGAATACTCCAGACGTGGGAGTCGCAAGTCTCGGTCGATGATTTAAAGATTGCAGCTGAGATTAAGGGCTGGGCTGATCAATATCGTCCGAAGATGATCTGTTATGACAAGTACACGACACAATCGATCGCTGAAAGATTGGCTAATGCTGGTCAGATCACACAGGATGTCTCAGGCCAGCAGTTCTATCAGGCTTGCTCTGACCTTCTTGATGGTCTGGTTAATGGTCGAGTAGTCCATAACGGCCAAGAAGAATTAATAAAGCAGATGAATAATTGCGCGGCGAAGACTAACGATTCGAGTTGGCGCATCGTAAAGCGTAAAAGCGCTGGCGATGTATCTGCGCCGATCTCTTTAGCCATGGTCGTGTCGATGCTATTAAAACCACAACAGGTAGCGGCTATTTACGCAGAATGACATACATGTAGTGTATAATTACGGCCTATGGGTATATTCTCGCGTAAGCCACAAATTATACAAGCGCAAGAAGCGCCTCAAATTATGGCCGACAGCTTCTACGGCTACAACAACTATTTTCCTGCACTAGTATCTCGCCAACAGGCACTTAGCGTCCCAGCTATTAAACGATGCCGCGATCTGATTGCAGGAACCCTTGCTTCTGTCCCTTTAGAGTATTACAAAAAGTCAACTGGCGAAAAGATTGCTGCACCTCGATGGGTTGAGCAACCTTCTAAGCATCAGCCATTATTTGAGACTTTATACTTTACACTTGACTCGCTACTTATGTATGGACAAGCGTTCTGGCAGATTACTGAGGTTTATGCCGAGGATGGACGCATGGCTCGCGCTAACTGGGTTGCTAACACAAAGGTTGGTTTCATTACCGATCCAGCAACCAATTTTGTTACGCAGTACAACGTTGATGGCAAACCAGTACCTATGACTGGCCTTGGATCACTTATTACATTTCAAAAAGATGAAGGCATTTTAGGAATAGGCGCAAGAACAATTCAGTCTGCACTCGATGTTCAACGAGCTGCTGCCATCGCTGCTGCCACTCCCATGAATTCTGGAATTATTAAGAACTCTGGCGCCGACCTACCACCATCTGAAATCACTGCTCTTTTAGCTGCTTGGAAGCGCAGTCGCACTAATAACGCAACTGCTTATTTAACTTCAACCCTAAACTATGAACCTACTTCATTTTCACCTAAAGATATGATGTACAACGAAGCAATCCAGAACCTTGCAACAGAATGCGCCAGACTTTGCGCCGTCGATCCTTACTACGTCTCCGCTTCACAAAATACGACAATGACCTATGCCAACGTCCAAGACGAGAGGAAGCAGATGGTGGCTCTAACTTTGCAGCCTTACGCTTCTGCTATCGAATCAAGACTAAGTATGGATGATATTTCTACAGCTGGTCATTATGTGAAGTTTAACCTGGACGACACATTTTTGAGAACAGAACCAATGGAAAGACTGCTGGTGCTAGAAAAGATGTTGGCACTTGGCCTAATTACAACTGAACAGGCAATAGAAATGGAAAGTTTATCTCCTAACGGGAATGGCGAATAATGGAAACTCTATACATAGAAGCATCATCAATCGAATGCAATGAGGATCGCCGCGAAATATCCGGCATGATAGTTCCCCTTGGAACTGGCGAGGTTGGTAATACGAACCTTGGCGCTTATACCTTTGAGGCTGGATCTATTGAAATTGGCGATGTAAGCAAGATTAAGTTGTTATCGCAACACGACATGAAAAAGCCTATTGGCCGAATGACCGCTGCTGAGACACGCAAAGATGGCATCTATGCGACCTTTAAGCTCAGTCGCTCAACCAGCGGCAATGATGCTCTCGTTATGGCGCAAGAAGGCCTAGTAACTGGCCTATCGATTGGCGCAGAGATCATCTCATCCAAGCCTTCACGCGATGGCCACACAGTCGTATCAGCGGCTAAATTAAAAGAAGTTTCTCTAGTAACAGAGCCAGCCTTTAAGTCTGCTCAAGTATTAGAGATCGCGGCAGAGGAAAGCGTCCCTGCCGAAGAAACCAAAACAGAAAGCGAGACAGTCGTGGAAGATACCACTCCGGTCGAAGCAACACCAGTAGAAGCTGCGGCTGTAGAAGCTGCTCGCCCTACAATTACAGCACTGGCTTACTCAAAGCCACGCTTTGATTTCTCAGCTCCAAAACAGCTAGAAATGACAATCAGAGCATCACTTGGATCAGATGAGGCACGCGAATATGTTCGTGCTGCTGCTGATACAACAGACAATGCTGGTCTTGTCCCAACACGCCAGCTCACAACAGTCATCAACGGCCTTGCTAATAACACACGCTCAGCCATTGATGCAATTACAACAGGCGCTTTGCCAGATGCAGGAATGTCTTTTGAGATTCCAAAGATCACAACACTGCCAACAGTTGCAGAGACAGCAGAAGCTGGCACACCATCTAACACAGATCAGGCTTCATCTTATGTAACAGTAACAGTCAAGAAGTACGCTGGACAACAGCAATTCTCAGTCGAACTCTTTGATCGTTCATCACCACTATTTATCACAGAATTGATGAACAACATGGCTGCACAATACGCAGCTGCAACAGACAAGGCTGTTTACACAGCTATTGCTACGGGTGCTACAGCAGATGCAACAACAATCGCAACATATCCAACAGCGACAGAATTGCTTGGTGTTGTATCACGTGGCGCTGCATCTGTTTACACAAATACACAAGGCTTTGCCAAAAACATCTTGATGAACACATCACAGTGGGCAAACTTGATGACATTGAATGATTCGGGTCGTCCAATTTACGCGGCTGCACAACCTCAAAACGCTGGAGGGTCTGTAGGACCAACTTCAATTCGCGGCAATGTCATGGGACTTGATCTCTATGTATCTGCCAATGTTCCAACATCAGCCGACACAGACAAAGATGATTCAATCCTAATCATCAATCCAACAGCGTACACATGGTATGAGTCACCTCAATACCAGCTCCGCGCTGATGTAATTGCATCAGGAGAAATCCTCGTTGCAATGTACGGCTATGGCGCTATTGCAACCAAAATCGGTGCAGGTGCTTTCGGCGTAAACAAGACCTGATAGAAAACCATTAAGTCACTGGCTGGGTAGTGCCCTTCTACCCAGCCAGTCTTTAGGAAGGATCACATGAGCGTAACAACTGTTGCAACTCTAAGAACTGCCCTCGGCGTGGGCACACTTTACACAGATGCAGTTTTACAGTCAGTCTGCGATGCAGCAGATGACGTCATGTTGCCTTTCCTATTTACTAACGAGACTTACAATGTTGCACATAGCAACACGACCACAGAGGGAACTCTTTACTTTAACCAGCGAGTAAATGACATATTTTATGTTGGCGAAAGCGTGGTCATAACAAAAAATGGCACACCTTTTAATGGCACAAAGACCATTACAGCAGTAGATGTACAATCGATTACTTTTGCAGTAACAGGCACTCCAACCGAGCAAGGTTATCATCCAGTAGTTCCGCTAGGGGTAGTTTCCGGCACAACTCAAACAGATTACACAACCATCGATGCCGTCAAGCAAGCATCTCTGCAAATCTGTGAGGCTATTTGGCAAGCAAGAAGTGCGCCAAGCGGACAGGGCATGACAGTTGATGGATTTCAACCTAGCCCGTTCACAATGTCTAACACATTGCTGGCTCGCGTTCGCGGACTTTTAGCTCCTTACCTATCGCCTTATGCGCAGATTGGTTAGCCATGCCATTAGCAATTACAACACTACGCGCAGGCATCGCCGCGGCTCTTACTGACAATACAAAGTACTCAGTCTTTTCATTCCCACCTGCAACACCGATTGCCAACAGCGTGATCGTCGCGCCAGCAGATCCATACATCTCACCATCTAACGGTTGGAATGCATCGATCTCGCCTATGGCTAACTTTGTTATATCGGTATTAGTGCCTTTATTAGATAATGAAGGCAACCTCAATGGAATTGAAGATGACATCGTTCGGGTCTTTAACCTGCTCGCAGTATCTTCATACACCTATAACGTCTCTGATGTTTCGGCTCCTGCCGTACTAAGTGCCGCTTCAGGTGATCTACTTACATGCAATATCAATATCTCAGTCCTAACGAGTTGGAGCTAAAATGTCCGAGTGGGAAAAAGAGCAAGAAGCCTTCCTGATCAAGATCGGGCAGGTAGCACCATCAACACCTAAGCCAATAACTACTAAGAAAGACGAGGAATAATCTCATGGCTGTATTTCTAAGCAACAACGTCGGCGTGAAGGTAAACTCAGTCGATCTATCAGACCACGTCACATCAGTAACACTTAATCGCGCATTCGATGAACTAGAAGTAACCGCAATGGGTGACTCAGGCCATAAGTTTGTCAAGGGTCTTGAGGCATCATCTGTCACAATCGACTTCCTTAACGACACAGCAGCATCTAACGTCCTAGCGACTTTGCAGGCTGCATGGGGAACCAACGTCACAGTAGTTCTACTTCAGACAAAGGGAACCGCAGTATCTGCGACTAACCCTCTGTACACTATGACATGCTTGATCAACAACACGACAGACATCAATGGCGCAGTAGGTGACCTCTCAACACAGAGCCTCACATTTAACGTCTCTGGTACTATCGCAGTTGCCACTACAGGCACTTTCTAAACTAACTAAACAAAGGGGCACAGCATGGCAAAGTTAATAGTCACGATGGCAGACGATAGCGTTATCAATATCGAGATCACTCCTCGATTGGAGTACGCGTTCGAGCTATATGCTAAAAAGGGATTTCACAAAGCGTTCCGCGATGATGAAAAGCAGTCAGATGTCTATTGGCTTGCATGGGAAGGCCTTAGGTTAAGTGGAACCACAGTCAAGCCATTTGGAAATGACTTCCTCGATCAACTCAAATCGGTCGAGGTTGCTGAGTCAGACCCTTTGGCCTAGGCAGGGATAGCATCCACTATCTCATTGCTCGCTTGAGCATTGAGACGGCTATCCCTCCACAATACTTAATTGATTTAGATCCATCGATGCTCCAGATGTTATTGAAAGCGTTGAAGGATAGAGCAAAGGAGCAAGCGGATGCCTACAGAGCTAAAAGGCGCTAACGAGCTTCGCAAAGCCCTAAAGAAGTTTTCGCCTGATCTTGATAAAGAGACGCGTGAGGAGATGGTCGGATTCTTAAAGCCCTTGATAAAAAAGGCTAGAGGGTTCTTGCCATCTAATGCAGACGCTCCATCTGGATTTGTAAAGCATGAAGTGAAGACTGCCAAGTTTCCGATGTATGACGCAGCAGAAGCACGTCGAGGCGTAGGTTATAAGTTGACACCTACTAAGCCTAATCGACAAGGCTGGGTGCAGACAGTATCAATCCACAATAAGACGGCAGCTGGTGCAATCGTCGAGACTGCTGGACGTAAGTCTGGAGTCACTGGCAACTTTAGCCCAAGATTTTCAGGTACATTTGCAGGCAGTCGCAAGATGCAAGGCCGCGCAATGTTTAAAGCTTATGATCAAGATCAAGGCAAGGCTAAGGCTGCAATTATTAAGGCGCTTGAAAAGGCCGCCGCTAAGTTTAATGCGAAAGGTATCTAATGGCTGAATTACGCATACCGATTATTGGTGAGTTTAAGGGTAAGAAAGCCTTTAAGGATGCTGACAGTAGTATTAAAGGTCTTAATAAATCGTTTAAGAAACTAGCAGGCGCAGCAGGAATTGCCCTTGGAACGGCTGCAATAGTTAACTTTGGCAAGAAAGCGGCCAAAGCATTTATAGCAGACGAGAAAGCAGCTTCACAGCTTGCAGTCTCAGTCAAGAATTTAGGAATTGCCTTTGAGACTCCACGCATTGAACAGTTTATCTCTAACCTATCTAAAGCTTCAGGGGTGGCCGATGATGTACTTCGTCCATCAATGCAGAAGCTATTGCAGACTACTGGATCGGTTGCTAAGTCAACAGAATTACTTACACAGGCGTTGGACATTTCACGCGGTTCTGGAGTTGATTACGAAACAGTTGTTAATGATTTGAGCATGGCTTATGTAGGCCAGACTCGTGGCCTTCGTAAGTATTCACTAGGACTATCTCAAACTGAACTTAAAACTATGAAGTTTGCAGATGTACAAGAGAAACTTAATAAGCAGTTCTCTGGTGCTAATGCAGCCTATCTAGACACTTACGCGGGCAAAATGGGAGTGCTAGGCACAGCAGCAGGCGAGGCTTCAGAAATTATTGGTAAGGGTTTAATTGATGCTCTGATGATTTTATCAGGCGACACAACAGTTGATGAACTAGCCCTGAGTATGCAAACACTCGCTTCAAATACTGCAAGCGTAATTACTGAATTAGCAAAACTAGGAAAAGCCGTTGCTAATTTTGCAACTGAAAGTTATAACAAAGTAGACCAAACATCTAATAACATAACTGATTTTATAGATCGAATTACAGGCAATTCTGAAAGAATAGCGCAACGCAATATCCCACGCATGGGAGGCTACCCTAGCTCGGCACTCGGCGTTTCGCCAAGCTTGATAGATCCTAACGATGCAGCTCGTAAAAAAGCAGAAGCTGATGCAGCCAAGCGTGCCAAGGAATTAGCAGCATTGCAGAAGAAGACTCTCGATGCACAGAAGAAATCTCTAGCCTTGCAGAAGGCGTCTAAGACTCTTAACCTAGAGGCTATTGGTATTGAGGCAGCCCTAAAGGGCAAGATCAGCGAGACTGATCGGCTATCGCTACAATTACAGAAGGCTATCCTCGATGGCAATGCAACCCTAGCCACGCAGTTGTCTGATCAATTAGACACAGCAATCAAGCGTAATAACGAGTTACGTCTAGCCTTGCTTGCTACCCCTAAAGCGCCTAATCCTTTCTCAGAATGGTCAGTACCTAAACTTGATTTTGGTGGCAACATGCTAGGCACACCCGTACCTAACTTCGTACCACCTGCCTACGCAATGCCAGAAACTTTTGGCCAACAAGGCGGTTTGCCTGCTGGCGTTGTAGCTGGAGTCAACCCAACGCCTCAAATTAATATCACAGTAGAACTTGACGGTCAGGCAGTTGGTGGAGCGATTCGCGATAGTCAGATTAATGACTCACTTTCTGGATCATTTAGCCAGACAAATAGATTTGGCAATAAGCAGGGTACTATCGCAATATGAGTCTACCTGCCACAATCTCGGTCTCATTCGACTTTAGCCAAGGTGCTACTTTCGGATACCCGTTTACTGTGGGCGATGCTAAATACGGCGTTATCGGAGTGTCTCAGTTTGCTTCTACAGAAGTTCCCGATCCAGTAGTTGATCTCAGCGATGTCACTAGATCGATCAAGATTAGCCGCGGCCGTAATATCATGCGTGATACCTATGAGACTGGCACATGCACCGTGCGAGTTCTTGATCCTGATTCTTATTTTAACCCTCAGAATGTATCCAGTCCGTATTACGGCTACTTAACTCCACTCCGCAAAATTCGTGTGGCAGCCACGACAGCCACAGCTCAAGAATTCTTATTCTCAGGTTATGTTGATTCGTATAAATATTACTATCCAACAGGCCAAGAGATCGGATATGTTGACATAGTTTGCTCAGACGCATTCCGTCTTTTTCAGATGGCTAACGTGTCAACGGTGACCGATGCCACTGCTGGCCAGACCACAGGCACACGCATCACCAAGATTCTCAATCAAGTTTCATTTCCGACATCCATGAGAATTACAGATACAGGATCAACTACAGTTCAGGCAGATCCGGGAACGGCTCGATCTTCTCTGGCAGCTCTTAAAGCGGCAGAGTTTGCGGAGCAGGGCGCATTCTTTATCCGCACAGACGGCACAGCAGAATTTAAAGATCGCAACGATGTTGTCGGATCACTAGCCGCTACTCCCATAGAGTTTAACCAGACCACGGGCATTCCTTACTCAGACCTTAAATACGCCTTTGATGACAAGCTTATTATTAATCAAGCCAGCATGACACGCGTCGGTGGATCAGCCCAGACTGCAACAGATGCAACTTCATCGGCTAAGTATTTCCCTCATGGCATGACAGTAACCGAGATGATCCCTGAGACGGATGCTCAAGTGCTAGACATTGCCAAGATTTATGTAGCGACTAGAGCTGAGACTACGATCCGCATCGATGCAATGACAGTGGATTTATTGGACACAGATGTACCAACCGACACGATGATCGGCCTAGATTATTTTGATAATCTCAAGATCACTAACGTTCAGCCTGATTCTTCGACTATCGTCAAGACTTTACAAGTGCAAGGTTTAGCATGGGACATCACACCCAACAGCATGAAATGCACGGTCACGACACTCGAGCCTATTTGTGAAGGCATGATCGTCGGGTCGAGCACTTACGGTATAATCGGACAATCCATAATGGGATACTAGGAGAAAATTATGACACCAGTTGGCTTTCCTGCCTCGACAGGCGACATCTTTACGGCGGCAGACTATAACGGCCTAGTGTCGTTCGGGGTTGGCACGGCTAATACAGTCGATTACACAGCCGTCTCGGCAGACCAATATCAGGTTTTACAGCTTATAACG